CAATGGTCATGCACCGGTCAACCTCACCCGGCCACTCCTCGCCGTTGTTGTAGTCTCCAAACGAATACGCCATCTGTCCGCCATTGGTGACTTCGATGCTTTCATCATTCTCCACCCACGGCCGCGCCTCGCGCTTCATCACGTAATCCTTCATGGGCTGCGGGTTGCCTGAGCGCATCGAATGTTGCGCGTTCAAAAACTCTTCAACGAGCATCCCCATCGGGCGGGTCAAAAGGGCGTTCACCCAAAAGCTTTCAACGGTAGGCGAGTGCGTCGGGTTCATCGCTTGGAAGGTTCCTTGCTCGCCCCAAAAGGCGCGGGTCTTCGGGCTGTCGTCCCATTCCCGTCCTGTCACTCGGCAACGGTATCGCACCGTGGATACAGCGCGGGCAATGTCATAGGTTCCGTCCGACCGCTTGGCGTCGTCCGCAAACACGATGCCCCACCGATCCCGCGCCACCCGCGCCCCGGCGTCACCTCCCTCCGCACTCTCTCCTTTCCCATATTCCCCGCCAAACAGCAGCGGCACCGTCTCGCCGTCGGCGGTGTAGCTCCACACCTTTTGAGATCCGCTCCTGTATCCGCGGTCCATTACATCGCCCGCGGTTCCGGCCTGCGAGATGTTCAGAATCTTGGAGACCTGCTTTTCCTCAAACGCCGACACGCGCCCCTTGGCGTGTTGGTAGAGGCTCTGCCACTGCGGGAGCCATAGCTCATCGTTGATCTTGTAACGTATGGATTTGCTTTGGAGGCTGTTGAGATTCGCGCCGTTGATGAGGAGCGCGAACCCCCCGAAGTAAACCTCTTGGGTGTTCTTGTCGTGCCGGTTGACTGGCAGCAAATCGGTGAAGCGCGAGGCGAGGCCATGGGTGGAGAACGATGAAAGCATCGAAGTCACCAACGGCGGACAGATGGCGTATTCGTTTGGTGACTACAACAACGGCGAGGAATGGCCGGGCGAGGTTGATCGGTGCATGACCATTGACCGGCAACGCGGAGCCAATGGCGACACGCCCCACTGGTGGGTTGAGGTGCGCGCATGGGACGCGCAGGGCAACAGCCGACAACTTTACTTCGGGCGGGTGGAGACGATTGAAGCGATTGAGGAAGTGCGCATCCGGTTGCGCGTGCAGCCGCGCAAAACCATTCAGGATGCAGGCTACGACGCGAACCAAGTTTATCAGGACTCGCTGCGGTTTGGATGGTCGTGTTGGTTTGGTGACTCGCGTTCAAACTGGGACCACATCCTCCCCGATGGCTCCCGCATCAAACTCCCTTACTCGCCGATTCAGCGGACGGCGTTGCCAGGTGGCGCGGTGCCTTACCTCCGCTTTGCACAGGACTACGCGAAGGACATTTTATCGCGGCTCATCCAAGGCAAAGGCCAGCGATGGGAAACCGCTTGCGACACCCCGCCGAGCTACTTTGACCACTGCAAAGCCGAGCACAAACGCGAGGTAAAGCCGGGGTTTTGGAAGTGGGAAAAGATACACGCGAAGAAGGACAATCACGGATGGGACACCTCTGTTATGCAGGTTGTTTTTGCGACGATTACCCGCCGCCTCGGAATCCATAAAGCGAGCATCAAAGAGGACGAGTGAAATTTGTATTGCCTTTGTTGATACGCAGTCTCAAAGCGTATCAGCAAGATGAATACACTCTGCATCCAACCGCTCTCGGGACTCGGCTTTTCCGCCGCTGTTTCTGGTTCGCGGGTGGACCGTGAAGCAGGCGTAATTCGAGGCGTTGCAGTCATTACCGAAGGTGTGGCGAAAGGCCACGGCGTGAAGGTTGACGCGGTTACGCTGCGTCAAGTTTTCAATTGCGCCAAGACCTACGGCGACGGGCTAAAGGTCCAGCAAGACCACGGCTCCGGCGTGATGGCTGCGGTGGGCGTCATCAAAGGTTTGCGCATCGAGGGCTCCGTGCTTCGTGGCGACCTGTATCCGCTCCGCACCTACGAACAGCGCGAGAAACTTTTCGACATGGCCGAGACCATGCCGGGCAATTTTGGCCTTAGCATTTCATTTACCGGCTCGCCTGAGTCCATCGGCAAAGACCGATTTGCGCGGTGTGTCGAAATCTACTCCGCCGATCTTGTCGGCGAGCCCGCCGCGAATCCCTCCGGCTTGTTCTCAACTCCCAACCCATCCACACCCATGACACCCGAAGAAATCATTAAAGCTATCGAGTCGCTCCGCGAGGAGATGAACTCTCGTTTTGCCAAGTTTGAAACTGCCACCCCTCCCGCTCCGGCCATGCCCGCCGAGGTCGAGAAAGAGCTTGCCGCGATCAAAGCGCAGCTCGCCGAGTTCTCTGGCAAGATCGACTCCAAGACCGAGCTAGCCAAGGTCATCGCCCAAGAGTTCGCAGCCGTGCGCGGAACCGCCACCGTTGCGCCCGCTCCGGTTGTTGACGCCAAGCCCGACGCTGCGACCGCCTTTGCCGCCGCCGTCGTTGAGGCCAAATCAAAACTTCCGGCCAGCCGTAAAGCCGACGCCTTCGCCCAAGTGGCGAAGACCGACGCCGCCGGTTATGCCGCTTTCACCGCCGCGCTGAAGACCGGCAAAACCTTCACCCTCTAATCACTACTACCATGTCCACGAATGCTAATTCTCCTCTGTCCTTCAAGGCCAACTCCGCGTTGTCAGCCTTCCGCCTCGTCGCTCTCTCCTCCAACGGTTACGTCGGTTTAGCTGCGGCCACCGACACCCCGGTTGGCGTAAACCAATACGATATTTCCTCTGACACCTTCTCGACCGCCTCGGTCGAAAGCACTCGCGGAAGCATCGTTGCGATTGCCGCCACCGCCGTTCCCGTCACCGCTGGCAATCTGGTTTACGCCGCCGCCGATGGCCGCGTTGCCTACACCGGCACGGTCCTCGTTGGTATCGCCTGCGAAGGCACCACCGTAGCCGACACCACCATCTCGGTCGTTCTCATCTAACCCGTATCAAAATTTAACTACATCCACCCATGAATATCACTGGTTCCAATCTCACTCCCCGCCCCGAGGTAGCCGCCTACCTGGAGCAGGCCACGCTTTACTCCGAGCTCTTCATCGGCTCGAAGGTCGCGCCCCCCGTTGGCGTTGAGCGCAACAGCGGATTCTATCCCCGCTTTGACATCAACCAAGCCAACTTGCTCCGCAACGAGGTGAAGTCCCGCGCCCCTGGCTCTGGTTACGCCCGTATCCAGCGCGAGCATACGCTCGACACCTACAACACTCAGGAATACGGCATCGAGGCCAAGGTTCCCGATGAGAACGCACTGATGCTCGGTGCCTTCAACTTGGACCTTGCACAGAAGGAATCCGAGTTCGCGTTCCGTCAGGTTCAGCTTGCCCACGAAATCCGCATCGCCGCGAAGGTGTTTGCCCCCGGCACGTTCTCGGCCATCACCTCCGGCACCGCCTACACCCTCGCCAATATCGGCTCTGCCGGTTTCGACGTTGGTCTCGACGTTGACCTTGCGAAAGCCGCGATCCGTAACCGTGGCGAGCGCACCGACGCTGCCGCCCTGGTGTGCGTCATGAGCGAGGATGTTTTCATTCGCGCCCGCGCCTCGGAACGCCTCATCCGCCGCATCCGTGGTTCCGCCGTGTCCACCGACACCACCCTCGTTCTCTCCGAGTCCGCGCTTGCTGAGGCGCTTGGAGTTCGCGAGGTGTTTGTCGGTCGCGCCACCTACGACACCAGCAAGCAGAAGGCATCCGCCTCCTCGCTGTCCAGCATCTGGGGTAACTCCTATATCTGGGTGGGCCATGCCTCCGCCGCCTCCGCGAGTAACACCTCATTCCTCAACGGCTCGGCATTGGCAACCCTGTTCTGGAAACAGGATGCCGCCGCCCTCATCACTGCGGAATCCTACCGCGAAGAGAGCGAGCGCAGCGAGATCGTCCGCGCCCGCATGGTGACTGACGAGAAGGTGATTGACGCGAATCGAGGTCAGTTGCTTGTGACGCAATACTCGTAAACTTTTGGCGTTCCCCCCGCCTTTGCGTAGTCGCAAGGCCCGTAACTGTAAAAGGTTGCGGGCCTTTTTTTGTATCCAGTTCATGGATACGCTAAACGATTGATTGACAGACACATACACCCGAAGGCATGGTGCGGGCGTTATGAAAAAAGCATATCGAATCAGTATCCTATCCCTGTTTGTTTTGTTCCCGCTGGCCCTCGTCTTTGACTCGCCGGTCCTAATGATTGGTGCGTTTCTCGCGTTTGGGTCATGCGTCGTCACCCGTATCTTTTCGTCATGAGCACACCCATTTTTAAACCAGGGCAAATAACGGCAATCACGGCGTTCTCGTCGTTTCTCATCCCCGATAACCGTTCCGACGAGCAAAAAAAAGCTGACGCTGAGGCGTATGCGAAATGGGAAGCCGAGTATCGGGCGCGCAAATTAGCAAACATCCTGTCGGGCGCGTATGCGGCGGCGGAGGCTGAGAGAGTGGAACGGGAACGAAAAACAAATGAGATTCTGGCGAAGCTGTCAGAAGAAGAACAAGAATTGTTAAGCGACTATTTTTATAACGGATGATCTCGCTCTGCATAATCACCGGAAACGAGGCGGTGCATATCACCCGTTTC